AGTTTGACTATAATCTGTTAGTAAAGATTTTAATAATAAATCTTCATTGACAGTTAATTTGATACCTTTTTCATTTATAGAATTAAAGATATTTCTTAAATCTATTTCAATTTCTTTATGAGGTAAACTTCTAAAAATAAAGATTGTATTATGGTCTTTCAGAGAATAACACCAAATAACTTCTTCCATCATTCTAAAATTATAAAATGTTTTTTAATTTCAATTGGATTTCTAATTCTTGATTCTACATAACTAATAGAATATTCCCAACCTATATTAAACTTATCTCTTAATTGCTGCATACCATAATAATCTACCATAGTATTAATTGATTCAATACATTTATAACAAGGTCTTTCTTTATTAGAAACTGTTTCATGTAAACTCATAATTAAAAAGCAATTAATTTCCAAGTTACACCAATCCCAATAAATATTTGTGGTTGAAAGCTATTTCCAATTCCATAATAGACACCTGGTCCAATTGTTATTCTTTTAGCTGCTGGTTCTTTTGTACTATAAACTCTCATTTGCTTTACTTCACTATAAGGATTTAATAATACTACATCAGCAAAGGTTTTACCTTTACCTAACCCAAGAAAACCTGTTTTTTCTTTACCTATAATCAGATTTAACTCTTCTTTATAAGTAAGTTTTATTGAGGTACTATCTTTTGTAGCAATTGTGCTTCCTTTTATCCAACCTTTTAAATTGAAATTAGAAGCATATACAGGACTTTTTATAGAATCTGATGGTAATATACTATCTATTACTTTTGTTGCAACTGTAGTACCTACATTTGTTTCTGTGTTGATAATTGATATGCTACCTTGTCTATGTATTTTAGATTTATTACTTTCTACAAGTTTCTGTAATTTTTGTATAGTTGTGTCTTTTGTAGCTAAACTAATGAAATCTTTTTCCTTATCTGCTTCAAATACTGATATTTTAGCAGCATTTAAACCATCTTTTGTTTTATAAGTATTTAAACTATCTTTCAAACTCTGATTTAATGCTACTGATATACCACCTTGTCTTTCCATTTCACATCCTCTAAATAATAATATAGCAATTACTATAATAGATATGATAATGTAAACTTTTCTCATTATTTTTAAATCTTTTTCAAATTCTATTTGTTCAAGTGTTGTCATATTTTTATTTTTTACAATGTTCCATTAAATAAATTTGAATGACATCCCAATTAATACCAATATTGGCATCATGTTTATGAATAATCATTTCTAAAACTTCTTCAAATTTTGTCTCATCAAAATCTAAATCAGGACTAAAACCTTTTAAATTTTCAGCTTGATGTTTAAGGTCTTCTACAGACCAAGATATACTTCGAGATTTTGGATAGTAATCATTTTCAACTAATTCTATGACTTTCATCATACCATAACCTTTAGCTTTTTCTCTTGAATCTCCAAAATCTAATAATTCTTGAGCTTGTTCTTTTAATTCTGTTAGCATAATATGATATTTATAAAGAGGAGTATTTCTACTCCTCTATAAGATTATTTTTCTAATTCCACTCTTTCAGCTTCTAAATTTCTATTTAAAGCAGCTTCATTAGTAAATTTTTCAGGGTACCTTACTTGTAATTTGTTAATATTATTTGTAAGTAATTGATAAAAATCAAATTGCCAAAAATCAGAAAGAAATTTAGTTACTGTAAGTAAATCAAAAGTGTTCAACATATCAAGATTACCAAAGAAATCTTTGTAAAATTGAATAGTAAAATTAACTTTAACATCAGTAGTTCTTTCAGGAATTTTAATAAAATCATCATAAACACTACATAGATTCAACCATAAAGTCTCATCAACTTCTGTAATATCATCTAATAAAATTAATCCTTCAAGATTAGCTTTATTAGCAATATACCACATTTTATCAGCAATTTCTTCTCCTATATTAACTACATCAACAAGTTTTGAATAAGCTAAATTCTTTTTACATACATCAAGTATTTCTCCAACTTCTGTAGTAATTCCTAACCACATGTGATTTTGATTCTTGTCATAAGATTCTAAATCTACACAAGTTCTTTTTGCTAATTGCTGATAATCAGCAATTGTTTTAATTTTTTCCATTTTGAATTTTTAGTTATTCTACACCAATAATTTCATCATAGAATACAATAGTATGTAAAACAGTTTTCACATCTTTTGTTTCTTCTATAATTTTTGCTCCATGAAAATCCACATGTTTTGTAAAAATAGGTACATCTCCTATATTTATAACACCTTCTGGACATTCTTCTCCTAACTGTAAAACTTTAAAAGTTATATCAAATGTTTCCTCTGGAGCAGATTTACCAGTTAATATAATTTTAGTTTGTTTTTTAGTCATTGTTTGTTCTACAAGAACTCTTCTACCAATTACCTTCATAATTTTTGTTTTTAAATTAAGTTTAGTGTTTATATTCTTTTAAAAATTTTACCTTTAAATGTTTTAGCTCTTGTTTTAGTAGATAATATATTACAAAGTAATGAAGAAGTAGTGTTTAACTCTTCAGCACATTCTTTAATTGTTTCCCATTGTTTAATTATTTCTCCTCTATCATTTATTTCTGCAATACTTACACCTTTTCTTTTTCTATAAGAAAATGGAATAAAATCATCTCCTAAATATCTCCAAACAAAATTATATGCTTTTCTTCTTTCTAATCTGCATACTTTAGTAATTTTAGAGCTATTAGTAAGACTTAATGTAGTCATAATATCTTGTAAACAATTAAAAACCTGAATAAAATTACCATCTAAATCATATTGAATAATAGGTTTTCTTTTATTACTTATCAAACCATTTGTTCTTCCTGCTATTTGACAACAATTATATTCAGGTTTTAAGGTATCAATATAATATTGTTCTCTTTCTAATAAATTTATTTCTTTACATAATTCTATTATTTCAAATTTTAAACTATTTTTTCCATATTTATTATATACTCTTTGTAGTATAGGGGAATGATGTTTATTATTCTTCAACATTGAAAGATGTAAATACTTTCTTGCTTTTATATCTACAGAAGAGCCAATATAAATTTTATTATTTATAGAGTTCGTAATTTTATAAATACCTATAACTTTCATAAAAACCTTTAAAATTTTTACAAATATACTACAAATTTATATTATTATCTACAAAATAACGATAATTTATAAATCCTTTTAGATTATTACACCAACCCAAATCTTTTTGTACAATTGCTTTTTCTCTGTTTAATCCTTTTACAGTCTTTACAGCAGTAAAGTATTCTTCATCACTCATAGCTCTTGCACAATGTTCAAAAGGACTTGAATGAGGTGGGTCTTGAGTTAATAATCTATCATGCAAACCAATTAAGTTTTCATAATTGATTTCTTTTTCTTCTCCTACTACTGTATAAGAAGTTCTTGCTGCCATAGCTACTGAAATTTTAATATCATTCAATTGAAAATCTTTTACTAATTTATCAATATCATCAGCATTTGCATTAGAATAACTTTCAAAACTATCTACAAATGGAACATGCCATTCACCAGCTTTTAATTGTCTTGGAGTAGATTCATTTACTGCATCATAAATACATTCAGCAAGTGCCATCATGTGAATTTCAGCTTGACCTTTATTTAGAGATAGCCACTTTTCTTCTGACCAATTTGAAGTATCTATACCTTTAGTAGAAAGAAATTCAGTAACTTCTTTTCTACTTGAAAATCTTTTTATATTACCCATTACTTTAATTGTTTTCCTTCTACATTCCTTTTCAATCTATCTTGTGTTCTTTTATTAAGCCACATTAAAGATTCTTCAAGTTTTGTGATTACAATTGCATTTTCTCTACAAGGAAATTTAGATTGTAAGAAATTCATTCTGTCAATCAATACTTCTAAAACTTCTTCATTTGTAGTACCATCAGCAATAGTAACTAATTCAGTAGAACCTTCTTCTTTTGGTTCTTTGTGAATAAATTGTAAAATTTGACCTTGTTGGTCTTTGTTTTCAAAATTAGACAACTCATATTGGTGTCCTACAACATTATTTTTCATACACTATTAATTTATATTTATTATACAATTTACATCTTGGGTCTTGTTTTTTCATTCTAATAAGAGTTGGATAAGCTATTGGACAAATTTTAGATAACTCTTTTAT